GCGTGCAAATGTTGATTGCCGTCCTGATGAAGTTCTTGACTGATACAACAGCAGTCCAAATTGTCCTTCAATAGGTCTTGAAGGAAGTCCAGTAGACATCTTGGTGGTACTGGACATTGGGAATAAGTTAGAAATATATTTTTGAGCCACTTTCTATTTTCTGACATCTGGCTCTATGGCTCTGTGGGCGATAGTAATATTAGTATCGCCAAAAGAGCCGGTCAAACTTTGGTCAAATGTCCCTTTCCTTGAAATTTCTTTTTCCTTGAAATTTCTTTATTTTAACACGGTGTGTTATGTCGGCTCACTCCAGTTAACCACTCTGAGCCGTTTCCTTGCTCATGTTTACGCTTCGCTTATGTAGTACATTTTAGTTCTTAGTTGTGTCGTTTTCCCTTTGTTTCACCATGCCTCAGCTCCGACTTCGGCCCCTACGCACTACCCCGCAAGCGGGGACCCCTAGTGCTGCGGTCGTGCTCGTCTCCGCGTCTTTCGTCATGGTGAAACGAAAGGGGCCCGACGACACGGATACCTCAGTTCATGTTTACATTTGGGGGGCTTTTTTTTTTCTTTTTTTTTTATTTAGTGATACATTAGGCGTCATCATATCTGAGACGACAGATAAAGTCATATCTAGGGAAGGAAGTAGGCGCTGCTCCTGCTCCAGCCTGTTCTGAGATTGAAAGGAGGTAAATTGAACCCGAGGTGATGTCCGCTACGGTTCCTGCTGTTCCGTTGTTGAAGATAGTAGTAATGTTCATCTTCTTATAGATTTTAATAAATCTACAATCCGATGAGCTTGTTGGTGCTTGAGACATTGAGACTCCTTGGTCATATAAGACCTTAAATCTGTCTCTGTTATCCATGTTCATAGGCGAGCTGGCAGTAACAGTCTCTAAAAGCTGGGCTACAGTAGGAGCCGTCGCATTGGATTGAGTGTCCAAGAACACCATAATTCTGGTGAAACCTTGGAATGCAGTTGCTCCTGATGCATTGGCTCCAAGGTTGTAACGTAGAAGCATGCTTCTAAAATGACACTTCTTTCCAATTCGTTGAGAAGCACCAGTACCAGGTGCTAAGCCGTTTAGTAAAACTAAAACACCACCTGCGGTAGTGTCGGCTGCGTTCAAAGTATCTACATACTTGAGCTCTCCTCGTCGTCCAGGTACTCCTCTCCATCCTCCTGTTCTGAGTCCTGTTGTTCCAAGTGCTCGATTAATAACTCGAGCTTTCTTTCGAGGTTTCCAAGTGCCTGTAGCACTGCTGACTCTTGGTCTTTTTCTTGAGAGCATTCTTTAGTTTTCTTGCTAGGGTTTTTAAATGGAGCTTTAGTTGCTTCCATAAGAAGTAAAACATGAAAGTGATGTTCATTTCATTTTTTCGCAAATTTATGATTTAGATTTGTGATTCTTTATTTAATTTTTCGGCGAAATTCCTGGGAACACGTCAATCACTTCGGAAATTTCGATTACTTGAACACGGGCGAGCAAAGCTCTCATAGACGCTTGATCGACCCTATGATAGCTTTGCTCAAAGGTCTGGTTACTGGTTATTATGACTGGGATATTGTCGTTCTTGTGGTTGAGGCCACCATGAATTTTGAGTACCGTTGGTGAACCATCTAGAAAAAGTAGCAGGTCCGAGACAGTCCAGCCAGCACGCAATTCCTCCATTGCTATCAAGCCGTATTTCCCATCTTCCCAGGGGGGAAAGTACGGCCCTTGCGCCGGGACTCGGTATACGTTGAGATAATTCCGTAGCTTGGAAATTAGCAAGCTCTTCCCAAGCAGTGTGCCTCCAACTATCATTAGATGAGGAGTCCTCGGCACTCTTTTCTTGTTGATGTTGTTGTTTAACCACGTTGCAATTTGGTAGTTGGGTGAGTTCAATTCGAATTGGTTTAGATCTAGCTCTTGCCACGGGTCCTTCTCCGTTGTTTGTTGAGTCTTTAACCAGCTGTGGGCGTACTGTATTTTTTGTAAGTTCATAATTACATAGCCTGGCTCTGCATCGAGGCAGTCTTTGACAGACTTACCCTCGATCATTAACTTGGCTATGACCTCATTCTTAGGGTTTTTCTTAGCTATAACAGCCTGGGCAGACATGTTGTATTCTACAAAGTCTTGCATTGCTCCGTTGAAGCGTCCTTTGACTACGTAGTTTACTACATTCTTGACGTTCCTTGCTGCTTGAGTGTTGGGATGATAGCAAGGATCGTCGTAGTTTAAGTCGAAGAAGTATGAGAACTGCTCCTTGTTCAAGCGGATCTTCTCTTTTAATTGAACAAATGCGTGCAAATGTTGATTGCCGTCCTGATGAAGTTCTTGACTGATACAACAGCAGTCCAAATTGTCCTTCAATAGGTCTTGAAGGAAGTCCAGTAGACATCTTGGTGGTACTGGACATTGGG